CCAAGTAGTGTTATTGATACGGCTATCTTCACTCCAATAAATCAAGGAAGTAGATTCTTTCTTGGTTCTAATCCTGGGTTAAGTATGAACAAGGCTCAAGAATCTATTAAGAAAAGTTTGTTTGGTAAGAATGCAGAAATTTATGATCCTAACAATCCAGATGTATTTTATCATGATGAAGATGCAAATCCAAATATAACAGAATTTTTTGGGATTAACTTAGATGCAACTCCTTCAGGAATATTTGCAGACAATAAATCAGGAACAGCTAGTGCTTCGGAGAATAATCCAAACGTAAACAATCCTGAGAACAATGCTAACAATCCTAACAATGCTAATTTAGGTGGGGAAAATGTTAATACTAACACAGCTCAACCTAGTGCTGCTCAAGATATTAAAACAGTTTATGAAGACTTATTACCATTACTTCAATCAACTCTTGGTGTAGATGATAGTGAATTAAATAGACAAAGATATTTAGAACTAGCTAAGTTTGGCGCTGGTTTAATGGCTCAACCAGGTGGCAATTTAGTTGGAGCGATTGGTAAAGCAGCTGAAGAACCATTAGAAGGTTTAACTAGAATTGCAGAAACTAAAAGACAAGGTAAAAGAAAACCAGCTGAAACAGCTATTGGTGTTGCACTAGATATTTACAAAGACAAACAAAATAATCCAACAGCACAAAAAATTAAAACAATAGCAAGACTCTCTGGTAGATCAGAAGAAGAGGTAGCAAATACTTTCTTAACGAGCACAGGTGAAGAACAAATTAAAGCTTCTCAAGTTAAGTTTATATCAGAAGGAGCTGTTAAAAAATTAGGTCTTAATGAAGGTGGTTCATTAAATTACACAAGTCAAATTTTAAGATTAATAAATATGGGAAATAATTCTCTTGCAGGTAAATTTACCGAAACTCTTCCTGACAGAGAAGATTTAGGAGCAGAACAAAAAGGAAATTACTACGTAGACACTAACGGTGATCTTGTTAGATGGGATGGAAGCAAATTCTTATATATCGGTGATACAGGATTTGCTGATAAAAAGAAAAAGAAATAAGGAGGGCTCATGCCAAAATCATTGGATGAAGTATACGGCTCTCAACAACAAAAGAAAAAGAAAGATAACGACGTAGGTTTTTTTGAGTCTGCGTTAGCAGGTGTAGCAACAGGACTTTGGAATATACCTAAAGGTGTATTCTCACTTGGTGCAACTATATTTGATTTAGCGGCAGACACTAACACAGCCAAAAGCGTTGAAGAATGGTTTGATGATGTTAACCCTTGGGACGATGAAGCTGAAGCAAGAACCGTTGGTAAAATAACTCAAGCAATATCTCAGATAGCAATACCCGCAGGTTATGGTTTTAAAGTAGGCTCAACGGCAGCTAAGGCTTGGCAAGCGAGAACTGCTGCTGATTTAGCAAAGAAGGCAGTTGAAGCTAAAAGAGCAGGTAGCTATATGAGTTTAGCTAGAGTTGGTAATTTAATTTCTAAGACACCTACGAGAGCAGCAATAACAGGAGGTGTTATAGGAGGCGGACTTGGAGAGGCAGTTGTAGCTGATGAAGATATTGGAACTTTTGCAGACATAGCTAGAGGCACATCACTAGAACCTTTTGCTCTTACTATGATGAATAAAGATGAAACTTTAGAAGGTAGACAAGACGCACTAAGAAGAATAGTTAACAGATTAAAATTTGGAACTGAGGGTGCTCTATTTAATCTTGCTTTAGTTGGAGCAGGTAAAGGTATTCAAACTTTAAGAAATCCTAAAGAAGCTGCACCCGATGAATTTGCAAAAGGTAGAGTAGAAGCTTTTTTACAAAAGTATGGAGAGTATGGTTTAAGTGCAAAAGGTTTTAATACTGCTGCTACTTTCGAAGCTAAAGAAGCCGCTAAAGGAATTGAAAAAGCAGTAGCAGTTGGAGCTACTGAATTAACAAACTCTTTAGAAAAAAATTTAAGAAATCTAGGTGATTCTTTTTACGATGACTATTTAAAAAATAGTGGTTTAAAAACAACAGATAATGCTCACGCAAAAGTTTTAGAAAAAATTCAAAGCATAATTAGTCCTAAATCAACTGACGCTGATAGACTTTTAAATCTTAAGACTGCAAACTTAAAATTAAAAGAAATGGATCCTGTATTTAAATATAAAAATTTACAAAAAGAATTATTAGAAGTTGCTACATCACAAGGTAAAAATTTAAATGATGAGGCATTAGAAAGTTTATTAGTTGATTTAAAAGACAGATTTAAATTATTAACAAAACAATACCCCGATATTGTAGATCAAGTTAAAAAGTTTGATGAACAAGGTGTGTTTCAAAAAAGTGATCTTCAAGCAACAAAAGAAATGGATGATCTTATGAAGCTTGTTAAAGAAAGTTCAGGAGAGGAAGCAGCTGAAAGATTAAAGAATAATATTTTTGATATGCGTCTAGCTGTAGATAATATGTCCGCAAGACTTCTTCAAAGGCAGATGCCTAAAGAAGTTAGTGAAGCTGTTAGAAGTAATTTTGGTCGTTATTTAAATACAACTTATAGACAATATGAACAAAAAGGTTTTTTTGGTTTTTATAAATACAAACCAACTCAACAAATTATTGATAGATCAGAAGAATTATTTGTCCAAAGTGAATTAAGGGCTTTAGGTAAAACAGCTACGCCTGATGAGTTAGCTAAAATAAAAGATAAAGCTAGAATACAGGTAGAAGACTATATGAAAAAAATGGCTAACGATGAAGTAGACCCAAGATATTTAGCAGAATCAAACATTGGAAAAGAAACTTTAAATGAAATTCAAATTAAAGAAGGCATACTTAAAAAATCAGAAATGATTCAAAATTGGCAAAGAGAATTACTCGGTGAAATAAAAGATCCATCGTATACTTTTTTCTCAACGGTTGCTAAACAAGCAAATTTAAATGGTACTCTTTCTTATATGGATGATATTGCTAAAATAGGAGTAGAGGGTAGTGACCCTTTTGTTATTGATCCTGAAAGAATAATTCAAAGTAGAATTACACAGGCAAAAAAAGATAGACTTGTAGGATATACAGGGCCAGCTTTTGATGATGCTGCTGATGAAGCATTAGAGAAAACCATAAGAGGACAGGTTGCAGACGAACTACAATTTGACGATCCTAGAAAATGGAGAAAGGTAGAAAAGGCAGCTAAGATTCCTACACCATTAGATGGTAAATATATAAAAGCTCCTATGTATGAAGGTATCTTTGACACTTCAAGCAATTGGTTAAACACTGGTCACATTGGTCCTTTCTATAAAACGCTTGTGCTTGCACCTAAAGCAGGGTCACAGATTGCAAAAACAATTTTATCTCCATTAACACACGTTCGAAACGCAGTTAGTGCAGGAGCATTTGTTGCTGCTAATGGTGCGTTCTTTCCAAACTATGGAGATTGGAAATTATTAAATCCTTTTTCTAATCAATCTGTATACCGACAGGCGTACGGCATTTCAGGTAAAAGAGTTTTTGGTACAATGACCAAAGCAGATTCAGAATTATATCAAAGACTTTTAAAAGTTGGAGTGGTTGATTCTCAAGTTCAAGCGAACGAAACAAAAAGATTATTTAGAGATATGTTTAAAGACCCTGCTGCAGTTGATAGAAGTTTAATGACAAAGGTTCCACAAAAAGTAGGAGCAGAAACAAAAAGAAAATTATTAAAAGGCTTTGCTAAACTTCAAGATGCATATGTAGCTGAAGATGATTTTTGGAAAATTATAAATTGGAACCTTGAAAGAAACAGGTATTCAACTTTAACAAAAGAAATAGGTGTAACAGAAGATAATTTTAAAGCATTAATAGATTCTAAAGTACCACAAAGATTAACTGAAACAGCTGAAGACTTTGCAATTAGACAAGCAAAAAGCAAAGAGGCTATAGAAGCACTTGGTGAAAATGGTCAAGCGATAACAGATTACTTTACTAAACTCGCTCAAAGAACAAGTTATATAGAAAGTGGTGTAGGTAATGCTCAACAGTATAGTAATTTTTTAGATGAGATAGCAGGTAATTTGACACGTAATCAGGTACCTAACTATGGTTATGTAGGTATGACAGCAAGAGCATTAAGACAATCACCTTTTGGAAACTTCATAGCCTTTCCATTAGAAATTATGAGAACAAGTAATAATATTATAACTAGATCAATTGACGATATAACAAGTGGTATCCCTCAAATTGAAAAACTTGGATATAAAAGATTAGCTAGTTTTGGTGCAACAGCTGTTGGAGTTCCTACAGCAATCGTAGGTGCAGCTAAAGCTTATCACGATGTGGACGATGAAGAAATGAAAGCACTTCGAAGAGTCGTGCCTGAGTGGTCTAAAAATTCTACACTTGTTCCTATGGGTAGAGACAAAAATGGATATTTAAAATACATTGATTTCAGTTACTCAAATGCATATGACACTGTTATAAGACCTGTTATGGCTGTGTATGGTGGTTTATCTCAAGCGAACGCAGACAATAAATCTTTAAAAGCAGGACTTGCTGCGGGAATGGCAGATAGTATGTCAGAAATTTTAAAACCTTATGCAACAGAATCTATCTACACAGAAGCATTACTAGACTCAGTGATTAGGAGAGGAGTTGGTAGAGGTGGTAGAAAAATATGGTCAGAAGAAGATGACTTTGGTGTTAGGGCTTTTAAAGGAATATCACATATAGCAAAATCACTAGCTCCTGGATCATTGTCTCAGTTTAAAAGACTTGCACAATCTACAACAGGGGTAAGTGATGATTACGGTAGATCATTTAATTTAAGCGATGAGATACATGGACTATATGGAATGAGAGTTATAAACTCTGATCCAGAACGAGCTCTTAAATATAAGACAACAGCTTTCGGTTCTAACTTAAAAAAAGATTACAACTTATTTATCGGACCACTGCTTAGAGGTGGACGTGTATCTCCTGAAGAAATCATAGAACGATTTGGTTATGCCGAGTCTAGAAGATTTAATACTTTAAAAGAAATGTACAAAGATGTTGAAGCAATGAAAACTTTAGGAATGAAAAATTTTAAAATAAGAACAGAGTTAGAAAAAAGAAAAGGTATCAAAAGAGATGTTATTGATAATCTATTAATAGGAAAATACACACCTGAGTATCCTAGTGATTTCTTTATTGACAGACTAGCAGAGATAAATAGAAATCTCAATAGAGTAGAAGGAGTTAATCTACCAAACCCTTATCCAAAAGCATTACCTTATCTAAATAAAATAATTAATACAAATCGAAGATTAGATTTAGGAGAAGATGTATTTACAATGCCTAAATTTGAAATGCCTAGTGCACCAAGTACATTAGGTAAAAAATTTGACAGACTAACTTCAAACATAGTATCGGGCGGTGCACCCAATGCAAGTATTGTAGGCAACACGACCCAGGCATCAGGGACCATGAAACCTTACAATCAAATGACGGTTGCAGAAAAAATAGAATACGACAACGCAATGAGAGGAATATAATGGCAATAGAACCTAAAAACACAAGAGAACACATTTTATCTTTGTATGGACACATATCAGGTGTCAAGAAAAATTTAAAACATGTACACGAAGACGTAGAAAAGTTGGGCGGTAAGATAGATCAAATCTATTGGGTTCTTTTAACTGTTGCGGGAACAGCAGTTGTTTTTGTGTTGGAAAGAATGTTTAATTAAATCCAATCTTTTAATTCTTCACCCATAATCTGAGTTGCAATATCAACTTTCTTTCTAAGAGATTTTACAATCTTTTGATCTACTGTATCTTCACAGATTATATCAATATAAGTCATAGGTTTAGTTTGTCCAATACGATCGATTCTAGCTTCTGATTGCATTCTTTTTTCAAGGTCATACCCATTAGAATAATAAACCATTGTTGATGCAGCTGTTAAAGTAATACCATAACCTCCGGTTTGTGGAGTCCCTACAAAGAATCTGCAATTAGGATCTTCTTGAAACTTCTTAATATTTTTTTGTCTGTCCGCACTAGGTGTAAGGCCATAGTAATCCACACAGTCTTCATCAAATTCTTTTTTAATAGCTTCAATAATTTTATTAACATCTCTTTGCCAATGAGCCCAAATGACAACCTTGCCTTCAACTTCATGTAAAACATTAATTAATTCTTCGAGTCGATTGTTTTTAATATCTTGTAGCGTTCCATCATCTGCCGTAAAGTGGCCGCAAGTTATCTGCTGTAATCTCATTAATTGTGTTAAAACTGTGGCTGTGGTCATACTTTTGCCATTATGTAGTGCTAAAGCCATTTGTTTCATTTGATCATATAATTTAAATTGATCAGGAGATAGTTGAATAATTCTTTTCATAAAAGTTTTTTTAGGTAAATCTAAACATTCATCTTTCAATACCCTATACGAAAAAGCTTTTAATTTAACGCTTAACTCATCAAGATTTCTATAACCAATTGGAATCTCTACAGATCTTCCACCAAAATTCATCTTTCTCATAACAGCATACCTTTGTCTAAAGGTATAAAAAGATACATGACCTAAGAGCTCCGATCGTAAGAACTCACATTGTTTGAATAAATCTAGCGGCGATTTTGTGACAGGCGAACCTGTAAGTATTCTTCTGTATCTAGAGTATTCGGCTAGTGAACAAATGTTTTTAGTACGTTTAGCACTAGGATTTTTAATGGTAGTAGATTCATCTATAACCATCATTGTTCTATGGCAAGATAAAAATTTGTATGCAAAGTCAACGCCCTTCTTGGTAGAAAAAGATTCAACGTTCATACATAGAATATGTAATTTATGATCTGTTTTAAACAAAGTATCTAAGTCTCTTTTTTGTTTTAAAGTGATATTGGCTTGCCACAGAACAGACACATTCTCAATGTGATCAGCTAAATGTGTGGGTATTTCAGATTCATGCCAATTTTTATACACACCCTTAGGTGCTATAATTAAAAGGCCATCAATCTTTCCGTTGTCATAAAGCATTGCCGCATTGTCTATTAATACTTTAGATTTACCTGTACCCATCTCCATAAAATAGGCATAGTATTCTTTCATCCAAGAATTTTCTAAAGCAGTTACTTGATGCTTATAGGGTGTTGTCTTAAATTTATAATCCATAATTTTTCTTCTTTCTATTGACAATCTCTTATATTAATTTATAAATGATGTCAATGAAAGAAAATACAGTTTATGTAATACAAGAAATTGCGGGCACTCGAGAGGGTAAGCCTAAGATTAACATTATGGGAGCTTCTCATTATGGTAATTTAAAATTTCTTTTACCTGAACTATCACAAATTATATTCTCTCCAGGACCATTAGTTTTTAAACTAAGAAAATCTTTGAAAGATTATACAAGTGATGATTATCTTTTATTAACGGGAGATCCTGCTATAATCGGTGTGGCTTGTTCGATTGTATCGGATTTAACAAATGGTAAATACAAGCTATTAAAATGGGATAAGCAAGAGAAAAAGTATTATCCTATCAATGTTAATCTTTATGAGAAAGGAGAAATAGATGAGCATTAAACAAACAATAAAAGTTAAGACATTCACAGGAAGTGGATCTATTGACTTTGAAGAAGACAGAAAGGAAAGTTTAGGTGAAGTAAATAACGCCAAAACTCTTTCTGATCAAGTAACGAAACTTCAATCTCTAGAAGATGAGATTGATGAGCAAGAGAAAAAACTTAAGGAGTTGAAAAGAAATCAAGAGTTATTATCGGGAGAAGTAATTCCTACGATGATGACTGAGATGAACATCTCAACTTTAAAATTAGCAGACGGTTCCGCTGTTGAAGTGAAACCCGTCTACGGTGCATCCATTCCTGCAGCTAAAAAGGAAGATGCATTTACCTGGCTTCGAAAAAACGGCCTAGGTGATCTTATTAAAAATGAGGTCACTGTTGCTTTTGGTCGTAACGAAGACAACAAGGCACTAGCTTACGCTAGCCTTGCACAGGGTCAAGGGTATGAACCGGTCCAGAAACTAAAGGTTGAACCCATGACTCTAAAAGCATTGGTCAGAGAGCGTCTTGAATCTGGACAAGAAATGCCCTCTGATCTATTTAACGTGTTCGCAGGCAACAGAACAAAAATAACAAGGAGCAAATAAACATGAACCAAGTAGCAGAAAAAAAGACTGCAAGTCTTCCAGCCAATGTGTTTGAAGAAGATGCAGCAAAAGGTTTGGGTAAATTAGGTCAAGAAGATCTAGCCCTTCCTTTTCTAAAAATCCTTGGACAGCTTTCACCGGAAGTTAATAAACGCGATGGTAAGTATGTCGAAGGTGCTGAACCAGGAATGATATTCAATTCTGTTTCAGGAGAGTTGTATGATGGTACGAAAGGCATAACTGTCGTTCCGTGCTATTACAAACTCGAATACATAGAGTGGAAAGATAGAGGAGAAGGATCAGGTGGACCAGTACAAATTCACGAAGCTTCTTCAGACATCATGAGTCAAACAAAGACTGATGCAAATTACAAAGATAGATTACCAAATGGTAATTATATTGATAAGACAGCATCTCACTTTGTTTTGATTACCAATCCTACAGCAGCCACTGCTTTGATTTCTATGAAATCTACTCAATTAAAAATTAGTAGAAAATGGAACTCAATGATGGCAGGTATAAAGATGAAAGGTAAGAATGGATTATTCACGCCAGCATCTTTTAGCCATGAATACAGGTTAAGAACTGTTCAGCAGTCTAACGATAAAGGCACGTGGTTTGGTTGGGAAGTACAGAAGATAGGACCTGTATCTAATACAGAGCTGTACCAACAAGCAAAAGTTTTTGCTGAAAGCATTTCGAAAGGAAATGTTAAAGCAAAGCACGGTGAAACTAATAAAAAGGATTCATCGCACTTCTAATTCCTTTGGGAATAGTTGCAACAAGGGCGGGGATGCGAGAGTTGATCCGCCCTTTACTTATAGGATATGGAAGAAAAATTTATACAGATATTTAGTGGGTTCTCTGAGAACTATGGTCAAGCTGATATGCAGCGACTTGAAGTTGACCCTATCTCTAAAAAACAAAAGCCTGAATACAGATGGGCACAACAAAGACTTACCGATGATGATTACAAAGAACATTTAACAGGGACTAAATCAATTGGTATCCAACCTTGTAACGAAAAGAATCATGCAAAGTTTGGTGCTATTGATATAGACCCACAAGAATATGCAGGCTTTGATTTAAAATTTTATTTAGATAAAATAAAAGAATATAATCTACCGATTATACCTATACTATCTAAGAGTGGTGGACTTCATCTATATGTATTTACAAGAAATTTTATTCCTGCAAAAATAATAAGATCATTTTTAACAAACCTTATTCCAATATTTAATTTAAAACCCGAAACAGAAGTGTTTCCAAAACAAACAGAACTTGTCAAAGACAGTGAGACAGGAGAGATGAACAAAGGAAATTTTATAAATCTTCCATACTTTAAGAAGACGGAAAGAAGAGCTGTCAACTATGATGGGACAGAGTTTACCTTTGAACAATTCATACAACTCGTTGAAGAAAATTTTATAACAGCAGAAAGAATAAAAGAGATAGACGATGAACTAGAAAAGAAAGTTTTAGAAGGATCAAACGCAGAGTTTCGTGATGGTCCACCTTGTCTAGCAGCATTGTCAAAAAATAAATTATCGGATGGTAGAGATAGATTTTTATATAACTATATGGTGTTTGCCAAAAAGAAATACCCTGACAATTGGGAAGAGAAAGTAATGAGTGCACCCGTATTGTATTTTGAAGACTCAGTAGCTTGGTCTAAACAAAAACTTACACAGAAAATTAGATCATGGAAACAAAACTATAAAGGTTACACTTGTAATCAAGATCCTATTGCTCAACATTGTATGAGAGGACTCTGTGTTAAAAGAACTTATGGAGTTGCATCAGACTCACACGATTCTTATCCACTGTGTTCTAATTTAGAGAAGGTGGATTTGGAACCAGAACCAGAATATAATTTTGATGTTACCTTACCTGATGGACAAACGGTAAGATCAGTGCATTGTAAAACGATAGAACATTTAACAGATCAAAGAAAGAGAAGAAACTCAATAGCAAAGTATGCAGGATTCGTACCACCACTGCAAAAAGGTGGGGACGATCAAAAAGTTTTAGATGTATTATTTAAAACTCAAACCATTATGCCACCACCAGTTGGTACAACACCGAGAGAAAAATTACACGACAATGTTTATCAAAAGATAACAGGACCTGAAGCAAAGAACGATGCATCGTTTAAAACAGGTACAACATTAATTCAAGAAGGTTATGCTTACTTTAAATTTGATGTGTTCTATAAGAAATTAAAGAACAAAGGTTGGCGTTACCCTGAAGATAAGACGGGTTCTATAATGTTAAAGATATATAAAGATTGTGAGATAGATTTCTTAGATCAAAAAAGATTTCCAACTAAGGAAAAGGGTAGACACAACAGCCCTACTAAAAATGTTGTAATGATATCAATTAAAAAATTTGACAAGATAAAAATTTACCACAAGGTAACAGAACATAAAAAGGATATACTATGATAAGAAAGATACTAGGACCACCAGGGACAGGTAAGACTACAAAGCTATTAAAATATGTGCAGACATTTTTAAAACTAGGAACACCAATAGAGAAGATTGGTTACTTTGCTTTTACAAAGAAAGCAGCTACAGAGGCCAAAGAAAGAATGTTGAAACTATTTCCACAATATGGATACAGAGATCTTAATCACTTTCAAACATTACACTCTCTAGCATTTAACACATTAGGAATGAAGAAAGATAATGTTATGCAACCCGAACACTACGAAGAGATAGGAAGAACTATTGGTGTTCAAGTATCTGTTTATAGGGGCGGTGAAGAAGAAACAGGATACATTGATTCTGATAGCGAATACTTTAATCTTATTAACATAGCTAGAATTAAAAACATCACGCCTAAAGATGAATACAATACAGATTTATACTCAGATGAAATAGATTATAATCTAGTAGAGATTATAGAAGCAGAACTTAAAAACTATAAGAGTTCTTTTGTTCTGTATGACTTTACCGACATGATAGAAAAATTTGTTTCGTCAGAATTATGCCCTAAATTTGATGTAGTATTTATTGATGAAGCACAAGACTTATCACCAATTCAATGGAAGATGTATGACATCATTAAAAAGAATACAAAGATTATGATATTAGCAGGTGATGATGACCAAGCTATTTATGGTTGGGCAGGAGCAGATGTAAAAAGATTTCAAGATGAACCTGCAAAAGAAAAAATTTTACCACAATCTTACAGAGTTCCAATTAGGGTTCAGAAAGTTGCAGACTCTATCATCTCTCAGATTGATACAAGGATAAATAAAATATGGAATCCAAGGAATGAAGAAGGTGAATGTAAAGAAGTTTATGACCTTGATGAAGTTGATCTTACGCAAGGTAAATGGTTAGTTCTTGCACGGACAAATTATCGTTTAATTAAAATGAAACCATATCTAATGGAACGTGGTATTTATTTTGAATATAAAGAACGAAAAAGTTTTAGTGCAAAGTTATGGAAAGCTATTAGAGATTTTTCAAAGTGGACATCAGGTGCACAACTAACGGCTAGTGAAATAAAAGATATATTTGATTATACAAAACACGAATTTGATGGTGAAGATCATAAGAGTTATAGCTGTGAATCTTTTAATATTGATACATCTGATACATGGTACGAGCTCTTTGATGCAGACCCTGAACAAGTTCTATACATCAGACAAATGTTAAGTAACAAAGAAAAACTTTCTGAGGAAGCAAGAGTAAAACTATCTACGATTCATTCGGCTAAAGGTGGAGAAGCTGACAATGTATTATTAATATTAGATAATACAGATAAGATTCGTGAAAGCATAGAGAAGAGTCCTGAGAAAGCAGACGAAGAACATAGAGTTTGGTACGTAGGTGTAACGCGAACTAAACAAAACTTATACATAATGGCAGCAAAGGAGGATAGATTAGGTTATGACATCGAAGGTATATAAAAAACAAATTGGCGGCAACCACTATCGAAACATGGTCGTGCAACCGAGTGAGTTTGTAAACAAGAACAGGTTGCTTTTCGCAGAGGCATCGGCTATAAAATATATATGCAGACACGCTGCGAAAGGAAAGCAAGAAGATATACATAAGGCAATTCATTATTTAGAGATGATACTAGAGAGGGATTATGCGAATACCAAAGTTTGAAGCACAGACAGAATGGGTGAAGCCTACAGAGTTTCCAGACTTAAGGCAAGTTGATGAAATAGCTATCGACTTAGAAACAAAAGACCCAGGGCTAAAGGAACAGGGATCAGGGTCAATCATTGGTAATGGTGATGTTGTAGGTATCGCTGTATCTACAGCACATTACAAAGGATACTTTCCTATCGCACACGAAGGTGGTGGTAACATGGATCGTAAACAAGTTTTAAATTGGCTACAAGATATATTAAATGCACCATCAACAAAAATATTTCATAACGCAATCTATGATGTTTGTTGGTTAAGAAGACTTGGACTTACAATACAGGGTGACATTGTTTGCACGATGATAGCCTCAGCTGTGACTGATGAAAACAGATTTAGATATGATCTTAATAGTTTATCGTGGCATTACCTAGGCTATGGTAAAAATGAATCAGCTTTATCAGAGGCTGCAGAGAGTTGGGGTATCGATCCAAAAGCAGAGATGTATAAACTTCCTGCTATGCACGTTGGTGGATACGCAGAACGGGACGCAGAGATTACATTTGGTCTATGGCAAGAAATGAAAAAAGAAATACTACACCAGGACCTTGAAGATATCTTTGATCTAGAAACAGAATTGTTTCCTTGCCTTGTTGATATGAGATTCAAAGGTGTAAGAGTTGACATAGAAAAAGCCCATCTGATGAAAAAAGATTTTATCAAAGAAGAAAATAATTTATTAAATAAAATAGAATCAGAAACAAATGTAAGACCACAGATTTGGGCAGCTAGAAGTATCGCTCAGGTATTTGAAAATTTAAAAATACCTTTTGAAAGAACAGAGAAAACAGATGCACCATCATTTACAAAAAACTTTTTACAGGAACACAAGCACCCTGTTGTAAATATGATTGCAAAAGCTAGAGAGATAAACAAAGCACACACAACTTTCATTGATTCGATTATTAAATATGAACACAATGGCAGAATACATGCAGAGATTAATCAATTAAGAAACGCAGGTGGTGGCACAGTTACAGGTAGATTTAGTTATCAAAACCCTAACTTGCAACAAATACCTGCTAGAAACAAGGATTTAGGACCTAAAATTAGGTCACTATTCCTTCCCGAAAATGGATGCAAGTGGGGATGCTTTGACTATTCACAACAAGAACCAAGACTCGTTGTACACTATGCATCTCTATATAAACTGCCATCAGTCTATGATGTTATCGATGCATACAACAATGATCCAAATGCAGACTTCCATCAAACTGTTGCTGATATGGCAGAGATACCTAGATCACAGGCTAAGACTATAAACCTTGGTTTATTCTATGGTATGGGTAAATCCAAACTACAAGCAGAGCTCGGGGTATCAAAAGAAAAAGCAGCGGAACTTTTTAATACGTATCATGCAAAAGTTCCATTTGTAAAACAATTGATGACCAAAGCTTCTAATAGATCGCAAGACAGAGGACAGATTAGAACATTGCTAGGTCGGCTATGCAGGTTTCATTTATGGGAACCAAATCAATTCGGTATGCATAAAGCATTGCCTCACGAAGATGCACTCAGGGAACATGGACCGGGGATCAGAAGAGCTTACACATACAAAGCATTGAATAAATTAATTCAAGGATCTGCTGCTGACATGACAAAGAAAGCAATGCTAGAACTTTACAAAGAAGGAATTATACCACACATTCAAATACATGATGAATTGGACTTGTCCATAAAAGATGATGCTGAGGCAAAAAAAATCATTGAGATTATGGAGCAGGCTGTTAAACTAGAAGTTCCCAATAAAGTTGACTATGAATTTGGAAACAATTGGGGTGATATTTATGGATAATTATGGCTTACTTAAACGCAAACATTCCTGTAGAATACGCACAAATAAAAAGAGAATATCTTTATGACCTTAAGAAACATCATGGAGAAGTTGAAGACTGTATTATTTTTGGTCTATCGGCTATTACAGGGCGTAGTATCCTTTTTCATTGTATTATGGAAAATGGAGCTATCTTCTATCGTCTCCCGATATCTGCGTTCATTCAAAGAGGTTATGATCCAAAAGAAGTTCCTAGACGTAGACTTGACGAGTTACAGCTTTGGAATTGTTTTAGTTATTATCCTGCTGTTACTACTTGGGATATTCTAGCAGGACAAGCAGGTAAGTACATTGGAAAAGATAAGAAATGGCACCCAGGTAAGTACGTATTTACCGTTGACTTTGCACACCCAGAGAGTAATATACTGGATACGGATCATTCAGAGATACCGCACGAGCACAAGTGTGCTCACATCATAGCGCTCGATGACGGGAACTATGCAGCACAACCTAACAATAGATGCATTTGGGATATACCATCATTCACAGTGAAAGATGAGATTCCAAATTGGAAAGTGCAAACATCTGAGTGGAACGTAGAGAACACAAGTCAATGGAAAACAGAAGACACTGATAAGTTCTTCTACGAAATTGAGGAGAAAAAACATGATAAATAAATGTAAAAACATTTGTTGTAAAGTTTGGGACAAAATTAAAGCTGGTTGGAAATGGGTATCTGACAAAATCGTGTCAACATTCAACAGGTAATTTATGGCATTAAAAATTTCTGAATCCGCATCCGTACAGATGCCAATGAAGACGGTTGCCAGTTTGATCGCGATGGTCGCCATCGGGACCTGGGCATACTTCGGCTTACATGAAACGCTTAACCAACACTCTACAAAGATAGAGTTAATGCAAAAAGATTTAGAAGCTAACTCAGAGTTTAGAATTAAATATCCAAGGGGTGAGTTAGGTCAATCAGCTGGGGAAGCAGAGCTTTTTATGATTGTAGAACACGTTAGTGGTTTATTAGAAGATGTAGAGGCAGAGATTAAGGGTATGAGAAACAATGCCGTTAACATAGAATTTTTAAAAAAAAGAACTGAGAAGTTAACTGAAGATGTAGAGAAGTTAATTAGAAACGGAAGCGGGAAACACCAATGATGAAAAAAAATAAGTTATCTAGATTTGAATGGGTAAAAAAGAATATAGTAATTGTTCCTGTTGTAGCCGCTATACTAGCTGGAACATTTACATCAGTTAGATATGTATTAAGTTTAACTGATACCATTGAAGCAAATAAACAAACTATCGTTAATTTATCAAGGGATTTAACAGTAGCAGAAGATAAGTTAACCGAAGTTGCCACAAGATTATCTGCAGCTGAAGCAACGTGGGAGATGGCTGAAAATTTATATAGACAACTAGCAGACCAGGTAAGAGAACATGCGTACGATATTAAAGATCTTAATCGTTAGTTTTTTGCTGTGTACAACAGCTGAAGCTAGAAATGAGTATTTACAAAACGGCACAAACACGTGTGCTCAAGGAAGCTTTGATGTTTCTATAGAACAAAGAGATGATACTTATAATTATAATCATTATAATCCTAGTAGTAATTATGAAGGAACTGATGATGATAGAATGTTAAGATTTACGTGGAGAAAGTATTTAGGGACAGCATGTACCGATGAGTTTATTGCTGAACAAGAAAAGCAAATGAAAATTAAAACACAATTAGAAGTCATTAAAGAATGTAAAAGAGTCCCTAGAATTAATCCTCCACCGCCAGAGTTTGCAGAATTAATCAATATGTGTATGAAAGTGGGTGTAATGTCCACTTCTCACTTTGATAACGATAGAGATTTTGATCCTAAAATAAGTTATTGGACAGAATTAAAAGATAAGTATATGAAGGAAAACCCTGATATAATAACATTGGATAATTATAAAAAATGATAGAAGTTGTATTTGCACTGATACTTACATTAAACGGAACGATGATCGAACATGTATATAAACCAAACCTTAGCGATTGTTTGAAGTCCAAGAGGATAGCTCAGAACGAGGTAAATCCAGAGCGAGTTGTGTTTTCTTGTAAGAAAGTAAAGGCTCAAACAGAGATATACATGGACCGAAAAAAGATACTTAAAATATTAGAATAATGGAAAATACTTTAATAGTTTTTGTCTTGCTTTGCATTGTAATATATGTAGGATTGAAAGATAGCTTATGAGATTAAGTAAAAATTTTACTCTCGAAGAGATGACCCGTTCAATGACGGCTGCTCGTAAGGGCATCGACAATACACCAGGGTCAGGTGAGATACATAATCTTACCGAAGTTTGTTATAATGTATTAGAACCACTCCGTGCAAAGTTTGACAAACCAATTACAATAACATCAGGCTATCGTTCCGAAGCGCTTTGTGAAGCCATCGGGTCCAAAAAAACTAGCCAGCATGCGAAGGGCCAGGCCGTAGACCTAGAAATTATGTCCATTCCTAATATTAAAATAGCTTATTGGATAGAAGCTAACTGTGATTTTGATCAATTAATCCTTGAATACTACAAACCAAACGATGGCCAAGCAGGATGGGTCCACGTATCTTACAATGAAAAAGGCGCTAACAGAAAACAAGTGCTGACTTTTGACGGGAAGAAATACGAGAACGGACTTCCTGAGATGAAGTGGAAAGATGGTCAAGTTGTAGAATGAAATGGGTAACAGAAATTGTTAATGGCATTTGTCCAGAGTGCTCAGAAGAAACTGTTTTGGTATCTATAGCTGAGTTCTATAAATGCACTAGATGTGGTATGAGTTTAGAGCAAAAAGTAAATGGAAAGATATCATACATACCCACAGCTACAGATGGTAGTGACATTAGAATGATTCTAAAGAACGATGGCGAAGAAATCTAAATTCGGCGTTAATACATATATAAAGAGAACACCTCCCAAAATAGGTCGGCACAAGAAACGAATGAACAAAGCTGAAAAGCGTAATTATAAGAAGTACCGAGGACAAGGGCATTGACATTTATATAATAATATTCTACACTCCTTTTATGAAAGATAAACAGATAAAAATAAAACTAAATGGCATTTCACAAAAACAATGGTCAGTTTTTTTATTAGAGTTAAATATAATGAAAAGAGCTTGGAAACCATTTGGTGTGTTAGTTGATATTGATGCTCCTAATTTTGCAAAGATTGTAAGAATGGGAACTAGAACTCATGACGTTAACAAAAAAATTAGACGAACTAGCTAACTTATGGAATAAGACCCAAGATCCTACATATAAGGATCAGTGGTATAAACTAATAAGAACTTATGGAAATAATTATATTAAGCGACGGCCTGTTTCATCTAGTAGAAGTAACAAAAGAAATGACAAAAGGGATAACACTAGTAAGTAATGTGGATTGCTTTGAGCTCTGCGATATTTTAAGAATTAAATTATCAACGTATCACGATGCACCTTTTAATCAACACGTTATGAATGATGGCAGTGGAGATTTTTACGGTTGTATTTGTCGTTAAATAGTGGATACAGGTTGACAATTAAAACGAATATAGATTTCGTGTTTGTTAACTTCTGCTCTACCAATCTCTTTCATTTTTTTATTAGATTCTTCATAACCAAAAGTTAAACAATCATACATTGTATTAAATTGTTCAGGCCATTCATGGGCTGGCAAACACACACCCTGCACATAGCTGCATATTACTAAAGATAATAATATTTTCATTGACTAACATCCTACATTATGAGATAAAATCTAATCTTATAAATATGAAAGAAGGATATAACAAATGACAGATACAAGCAAATACAAAAATATCACGGTCACTCATAAAACATACAATGACCTTGATAGTTTAAGAAATAAAACTTTAGATCCGAATCTAAAGTTAAGCAGGAGCCAAGCTGTAACTTACTTGGTGAACGAAAAAATAACTAAATTGAATGGTAAACTACATGGAAAAAACAAAGCATAAAGTTATATGCCCCGAGTGTAAAGGAAATGGATATCTCCGTCTTCCCTACCATCTAGCGAAAGAAGAAGTGACCGTACAATGTGATACATGCAAATGCGAAGGAGAAATTATTTTAACTGAAGAGGATTTTGTCGATCAATTCGTCAAGCCAAATTAATATGTTAGAAAGTGTAGATATAAAAAGAATGGCTGATGATAGAAGAGTCGCTGAACTTAAGATAGTTGTCGAGCAACGAGATACAACCATAGAGTTTTTAAAAAAACAATGTGAGTTTTTAAAAACCAAGTGCCGAGAATCAGGGACCAAGCGAAAAGAAATGGAAGATAAGATTAATAGACTATGGGAAGAAAATCAAAACCTTTCGATTGTAAAAAAATAGATATTTATTTAGCAGGACTCTTCGATGGCGAAGGTTGTGTAACTTATTCTAATTCTATGAAACTAAGAAAGGGTAAACCTAGAGCTTACCCTACCTGGAACATAAGATTAGAAATAGCTATGACCTGTGAGAAAACAATACAATTTGCATTTGATAACTTTGGTTGTGGACATATGAATTTAAGACCAAAAGCAGCCCATCAAAATTTTGATCAATATCGTTGGCGTTGTTCTCATAGGGATGCTTTACAATGTGCTAAAAGAATGATACCGTTTAGCATAACTAAAAAAGATAAACTAGAAAGTATAGTTAAACATTATGAAATTAAAGATTCTTGATCTATTCTCTGGACTAGGTGGTTTCTCACTTGGCTTAGAACGTACAGGAAACTTTGAAACTATAGCTTTTTGTGACAACGATAAATACAGCAATTTAGTGCTGCAAAAACATTGGAAAGGAGTTAAGATATATAACGATGTCAAAGAAATTACAAAAGAAAAACTCAAATCAGATGGAGTTGAACTTCCCGATATCATCACAGGAGGTTTCCCCTGCCAACCGTTCTCGGTCGCAGGCAAACAAAAAGGAACGAGTGACGACAGACATCTCTGGCCTGAGATGTTTCGAATCATCCAAGAGCTTAAGCCGAGGTGGGTTATTGGAGAAAATGTCAAAGGTCTTGTTAACCTCCAAGACGGCATGGTCTTCGAGACTGTGTGTACTGACTTGGAAGGAGAAGGATACGAAGTCAGGGCGTTCAATATTCCAGCTGCAGGTGTCGGTGCTCCCCACAGAAGAGAAAGAATCTGGATTGTGGCTCACGCCAAACGCTACGATAAGACCGACGAGATCGGAAGAAGCGATGAAACATCGAGAGGAATACAGGAAGAGCATAGGCAGGACAACAGTTCCGCCAGGCTCACTAGCAGAACAAGTTCAATACGGCAAACCAACAACGGATATGAAGATGTTGCCCACTCCGAAAGCGAGAGATTACAAAGGAGCAGAGGGCAAGAGAGTGGTGGAAACGTCAACGGGTTTCAGCAAGATAAGGAAAGAATCAAAAGTGAAATACGGAGCGAGTCTGAACGACGTAGCAGAACATTTGGACATGAAAATGTGGAGGACTCCCGACGCACATTGCAACAGGGGACCGAGCTCCGAGAAAAGAATGAAGATGAAGTTAAAGAAGGGTATGCCAATCAGCATCAACGATCAGGTAGCCCATCCGAATCTAATGTGGCCAACGCCAAGGGCGAAGGAACCAGGGAGAACAACGAAGGGTTACGGTCGAGGACTAGCGGAGTTAGTGGAAGGCAAGAAACAAGTGGAACCGAAGAAGATGTTGCCCACTCCAACGACACAAGAAATAGAACACCCGAACATGAAACTAACGAAGACGGGCAGAAGATTGACGAAGGACGGCAAGAACAGTCACAGTTTAAATCTAGCGGACACAGTGAAAATGTGGCCAACACCGGTAGCAAGAGATTGGAAAGGAGTGTCAACGAGAAACTTTCAGCTTCCGAACGCAGTCAAGATGTGGCCAACGCCGAGAGCAGGATTAGGAATGACAATGAAGCTGTCACAAGGGATGGCGGATCTCAAACACAAGAAATATTTGGAGACGGAGATGGCGTATCAGGAGAAAGCGCCTGGTGGGACTTTGAACCCGACGTGGGTCGAGTGGCTCATGGGGTACCCGGCAGGGTATACAGACTTAAAGGATTGGGAAATTCTATCGTCCCGAAAATTGCGGAAGAAATCGGCAAAGCCATTATCGAAGCAGAAAGGGAAGAGTGAGGGAACTAATTGAAAGTATTATTGACGTTGGATCAGGGTTAATTATAGCTACATTACTACAGTTATATGTCTTTCCTTTTTTTGGAATGTATCCTACAGTATGGGAAAGCTTTAACATCGCCGTTATATTTATGTGCGTATCGATGTTTAGATCTTGGTTATGGAGATTATTTTTTAGGAGGTTCAGATAAAAAAGAAGTGCGAATATAAGGAGTGTGAAAAAGATGCAGTTATTATTGAAGATAAAAAATATTATTGTGCTGAGTGTTATATTGATAAGTTTATCGGGGTGTATAAAAGACTACGATTTAAACCCGTACACGACAGTATTAAACCAACTAATAAAGGCAAACCATGAAATGGAATAAAAAATTTGAATACCCTAGAACCGTTCGAGAAATGGTCGAGGGACTTAGACATTACAACATAAACAACGAGAAGTTGCCATCAGTTACGACGATCTTGGGTAAGACTCAGACAGCCGAGAAGGCTGAGGGACTTGCTAATTGGCGTGCTAAAGTAGGCGAGGTAGAGGCAACAAGGATCATGGACCAGGCAGCAGCTAGAGGGACAGCGATGCACAGCATCTTGGAACACCACATACTAGGTAAAAATAGGCTTGATTTGACTGATATAGGACAGGACGCCCACAAAATGGCTGATGTGGTCATAGAGAAAGGGCTTTGCAATATCGATGAAATATGGGGCTGTGAGGTGGCTTTACACTATCCTGATCTGTATGCAGGGGCTACTGACTTAGTGGGTGTATATAAAAACGCCGATAGTATAATGGATTTCAAGCAAACTAACAAGCCGAAACGTAGAGAATGGATCGAAGATTACATGTTACAGCTAGGAGCT